GGGCATTTTAGGAAGTTTGAGTGCTGAAGGTCTATTAGGACTAGTTGGTGCTTTCGTACTTTACCATATTATTAAGAAGTAAGATTTACTTATTAATATTCAAAACGCGTTAAGAACTAAACCTCTCTTCGGAGAGGTTTTTTTATTTACTATATTTATATACAACATAATATGGTATAATAATGAGTACAAATTTTGAATTATTTCCTGGTAAGAACCTAAGTGGATTGTTTGAAGATATATACAAAAATCAACAAAACAAAAAACAAAGGATTTCAGAACTAATCGCTGAAATGAAGAAAGTGATTAGACATGCAGGCGATATGGCCGTAATTGGTCCAATCATCAAAGATTTAATTGATACCTCAGTTCGTAACGATGAATCACTAATAAAAATGGCAGCAATTGCTCAACGAATAATTGGTGCCCAACACAAAGCAGAAGGTGATAGTGGATTCCTATCAGATGAAGAAAAAGAACAACTTCTAAAACAATTAGATGAAACAATTGCAGAAGTTTCTGATGAACATGATATAAAGGTTGATGAACTTACTAATGAAATTGAGGAACTAAAACAAAAAGTAAATAAATAAGATGCCAGAAAGACAAGACGAAAGTAAACGAAGTACAAGTACCGGTGGTTCCTTTTTCTCTAACAGAGAATATGGTGTTGTACAGGGTATTGTTTTAGATGATAGTGAAAAATCTAAAAAAATATTAGAAATATTTGATGTAGATGATAATGATAAACCATTATCAGAATATGTTGGTCATATTATTGTAAAGAAAAAAACAGATGTAGAAGGACCTTCTACATTTTTACTTGTTCCTCCTTTTGTAGAAGATGATGCGTTTCCTATTGTAAACGAAACTGTAAGAATTATATCTGATGGTGGTGTTGAGTATTATAAGAGATTGCCAAATTCAAACATAAACTCAGGAAACTTTACTGAAAGTGGATATGATGTTTTTAACAATCAAACAGATAAATCATCTCAAAATAAAACAACAAATTACAAAGAAGTATCCACGACAGGAATTTCAAATTCAGAATCTAAAGGAAGTGAAATAGAAAACGAATACTTTAAACCTACGTTTAGACACAAACTAAGTGCTAATGAAGGTGATAAGATAATTCAATCTCGTTTTGGCCAATCAATTCGTTTTAGTGGATATAACAACGAAGATAGAGAACTATCACCAACTATTATTATACGAAATAGACAAAACGATTCATCCTTAGAAGAACCACTTAATACAAATAAATTAATAAAAGAAGATTTTAATAACGATGGTAGTATTATTGCTATTACATCTCAAAAATATCTTATTCCGTATGAGACTACAGTTAAAACCACTCCAATAAACTTTAGTTTACCCACTTATGATGGGTACGACCAATTTTTTGTTAATTCGGAAAGAATTATTTTATCCTCCAAATCCCAAGAAATGATTTTCTTCTCAAAAGGAGATTATGGATTTATTTCAGATGGTACATTTAAAATAGATAATGGGGAAGGCGGAGCTGATTTAGATTTTGGTGGGCCTGTTAATATTACTACCAATCGAAATAATGCACAAGTTTCTATCAATACAGGAAACGGTAAAATCCTATTGAATACAGAAGATACTCCAACTTCTGAACCATTGATTAGAGGTCAAAGAATGGTTACTCTTTTAAATCAACTTTTTCAAATTTTAATTCAGTTTCAAACATTGGGACCAAATGGCCCAAACAAAACATCACCAGATACAGTTGCTTTACTAACAAATCTTCAGGCAGATATTGAACAATTAAAATCTACAAAAAACTTTACAGAGTAAAAATGTCTTTTGCAATCTTTAAAATTAATATGTACTTCTTTATGAAGTTTCCACCCAAGGATAGAACACCAGAAGATTTTGCAAAAAAATTAACAAAAGAATATGATGGTTTGATAAAAAGAGGTGGTGAGTTGATATCTAAAGTTCCTGTTAGAACTGGAAATACTCAACTTATGGAAACCTTAGTATATTTTGCTTTATTAAAACAATCGTTTACAATGGATGATGTTTTAATGGATGGTATTGGTGAAGGAATACAAGGGTATTGGGTTGGTGCTACTTTACAAAATGCACCAATACCTATTGTACCTGCACCTGGTAGTTTTCAAAACACATCATTAAATAACGCCTTTGTAACTAATATTGGTAAATGGAATTCTCCTAGTCCAACTCCACCATCAGCTTCAGTTTTACCTTTTATTAACAAATTAATTCAATTTATTAAACTACATTTATTTACAGTACAAGGACAATTCTTAACTACATCATTATATCCAGGATTTCCACAAGTACCACCTGCACCTGGTGTTTTACCATGGCAAGGGTATATGATACCCAACATTCCTTTCATATTTCCATTCTTTGATAGAAATAAAGATGGAAATGAAGAAAATACAACAAACTCTGTAAATGATGTGGATGGTAAAGATTTACAAGAAAAAATAAATAATAAAGTTAAGGAAATAGAAGAAGAAGAGAAAAAGTTAATCGAAGAACTAAATGAATTTGTTAAAGACCCTAACATACCAGTTGATTCACCAATTGAACAGATAGAAACTGCAGAAGAATTAAGGCGTTCTATTATGAAAAAGATGAAAGATTTAAGATGTTGTGATTGTTAATACCATAAAATGGTTATGAATATATTTATATTAAGATAAAAGAAAACAAAGTAAAATGGATTCAAAGCAATTAGTAAAAGTTATCAAAACAATTGTAGAAGCTGAAGTGGCTAAAAAACACGAGAGATTTCTTACTAAAACCTTTCCTAAGATTTTAGAAGAAGAAGTATCTCGTAGAATGAAAACTCTATTGGAGGAGAAGGGGGGTGTTGTTGCTTCCTCCACGCAAATCGTGGAAGATGAAGTAGACCCATTCCAAATAGCAGAACAGGCACTACAAGAAGAAAGACAACAACCCAAAAAACAGTTCACAAAGAATACTGTTTTAAATGAGGTATTAAATAACACACAACCATTTACAGCTGCACAAAGAAAAGGTGGTATGGAACAAAAATCTGTATTAGATAAGTTCCAACAACCTGTAAATGAAAGTATGGATAAGACTGTAACATTTAACTCTCAAGGTGCTCAGGGTGGAGTGGATATGATGAGAGCCCAAATGGCACAAAAAATAGGGTATGGAGATATGCCAGGTGCTAATGGAGCAAGACAAGGTGGACTTGGAGTTCAAACAGGATTACCAGGATTAGATAGAATATTAAATAGAGATAATTCTGAGTTAGTTAAAAAATTCAGAAAGTAAGGAGTTTGAGTGGCTTACGAATTAGGGAAAAAAGTAGTTCAAGACTTAGAAGAGTACGATAAAGTTGCGTATGGAATTACCTCTCCTACACGAAGAGGTGGTTCTATGTTTGAACAAACTTTTTCTTCTTTTGAAGCTGCTAAATCTAATTTAAGAAACTTACTTCTAACCAGAAAAGGTGAAAGAATAATGCAACCAGAATTCGGAACAGGAATACATGGTGTTTTATTTGAACCTATGGATGATTCAAATTTTGAAGAAGATATAACAAACACTATTGTAGAATCTGTTTCATATTGGTTACCATATATTTCTATCAAAGATATAGATGTTCAAATGACCAATAAGATGAAAGATGAAAATAAGGCTATTTTAAAATTAAGTTTTACGGTTGGTCAAGAAATAAATACGGAAACAATAACATTAGATATTGAAGGATAATAATGGCACTTAATAAGGTACAAAATACGGGAAGAAAAATTAATTACTTGAATAAAGATTTTAGTCAGTTTAAAGAAAATCTTATTCAATATGCTAAAACATATTTCCCACAAACATATACTGATTTTAATGAATCATCTCCTGGTATGATGTTCATCGAAATGGCATCTTATGTTGGTGATGTTCTTTCATATTATATTGATGACACTTATAAAGAATCATTATTAACTACCGCTGAAGATAGAAGTAATTTATTAGATATTGCATCTGTATTTGGATATAAAACAAAACCATCTTCACCTGCAATAACAAAATTAACAGTTTATCATACAGTTCCGAGTAAATATAATTCATCAAATGGTGATTATGAACCTGATTCTGATTATTATTTAAGAATCAAAGAGGGAATGACAGTTCGTTCAACATCTACTGGTATATTATTTAGAACAACTGAATTATTAGATTTTAATGATTCTTATGATAGGCAAATTTCAATTTATCAAAGAGATACAAGTGGTAAACCGGCTTTATACTTAATTCAAAAAAATGTAAATGTAATTTCCGCAGAACTAAAGGAAATCACCTTTGATTTTGGTAGTTCTCCAAATTCATTCTCTCAGATAGATATTGCAGATAATAATGTAATTGATATTTACGATGTGAGAGATGATAGTGGAAACAAGTGGTATCAAGTACCTTATCTTGGACAAGAGATGGTTTATGTTGATTATCCAACATCAGAGCAAACTGATAAAGACCTTTCTCAGTTTAAAAATAGTGTTTCTAATATTTTAAAAGTAATAAAAACTTCAAGAAGATTTACTACAAAAATTAATTCAGATAACACTACTTCTATTATTTTTGGTGGTGGAACGGCAACATCAGATGAAACGCTTATACCAAACTTTAAAAATGTAGGATTGGGATTAAATAACTCAATAGATAGATTGGGTGCATCATTTGACCCATCAAATTTCTTAAAAACAAAAACTTATGGACAGGCACCAACAGGTACATTTACTATTTCTTATTTAGTAGGTGGTGGTGTAAGTTCAAACATACCATCGGGTGATTTAGTACAAATTGATTCAATTGAATTTGATGAAGATACTAACTTTTTTGAAGGAACTAAGTTAAGATTATATAACTCAACAAAAACATCTGTTGCGGTTGATAATGAAGGACCTGCATCAGGTGGTAGAGGACCAGAAACCGTTGAAGAGATAAGACAAAATGCACTTTCAATGTTTGGTTCACAAAACAGAGCCGTAACACGAAAAGATTATCAAGTGAGGGCGTTATCAATGCCATCAAAATATGGTTCTGTTGCAAAAGTATTTTGTGCAGCAGATGGTGAATTAGATAATAATTCTCCATCATCTATTTTGGCAAATCCTGATTATCTTAAACAATTTACTGAATTGGTAACTGATTTGAACTCCAAAAACATAACTAAAAAAGAAATACAATCTGAAATAGAAAAGTTTTTAGTTGGTAAAAAATCAAACATAGATGAAAAAAATAATCCATTTGCTATAAATTTATATGTACTTGGATACGATTCAAACAAATATCTTACAGGATTAAACAGAGCAGTTAAAGAAAATTTAAAAACTTATTTGAGTGAATATAGAGTTCTTACTGATGGTGTAAATCTATTAGATGGGTTTGTAATTAATGTTGGGGTGGATTTTGATATACGAGTTTATGGTGGGTATAACAAGAGAGAAGTTTTATTGGCATGTATTGAAGAAATAAAAAAATATTTTAATATTGATAATTGGACATTTAATACCCCAATAAACATATCCGAATTAGAATTATTAATCGCAGGAGTAGAGGGTGTTCAATCAGTACCTAAGTGTGAAATAGTAAATAAGTGTGGGGGTGTTTATTCAAATATAAAATATAACATTACTGATGCAACTAAAAATAAATTAGTTTATCCATCATTAGACCCATCTGTATTTGAATTGAAGTACCCAAACAAGGATATTAAAGGGAGAGTTGTGTAATGTATTACTTTGTAACCGCATCAAAAGATGCAACGATTTACTTACAACAACCAACACAGAATACTGGGTTGGATGAAATATTAGAAGTTTCCAAAACTTATTATGGAAGTCTAAAAGATATTGCACACACTTTGATTAAATTTGATACCACTCCACTATCTCAATCAATTGTAAGTGGTGAGGTAACAATGAGTTCAGCTGAACTTATTCTTAGAGAATGTGAATCATCAGAAATCCCAACAGATTATACAATTTATGCTTATGCAGTAACCCAATCATGGGATATGGGTATCGGTACTCGTTTTGATGAAATTAGTACTGATGGTGTAAGTTGGAACTCTGTAAGAACCGGTATAGATTGGATGACATTGGAATCACATTCGGCTGATACCACAGGTTCATTTAATGGTAAAGGTGGAACTTGGTTTACTGGTTCTTATTCATCACAATCATTCTCATATGAAACTTCTGATATTGAGATGGATGTTAAGACAACTATGGATAGTTGGATTAGTGGTTCCCTTCCAAATGAAGGATTTATACTAAAACATACATCATCGTTAGAAAATGATACAGTTGATTACGGACAATTAAAATTCTTCTCAAAAGAAACAAATACAATCTACCAACCTAAAATACGAATTGGTTGGGATGATTCTACATTTGTTACAGGTTCTTTAACAGAACTTACCGCTGATGATATTCATGTAACATTCAAAAGATTAAAGACCAGATACAAGCGTGGAAGTAAACCTGAAATCAGAGTTTTCGGTAGAGAGAAGTATCCTCTCAAAACATACACCAATCAATACTCTTACACAGATGTAAAATATTTACCATCATCTACTTATTACCAAATAAAAGATGTGGTAACTGATGAGGTAATTGTACCATTCTCAAACTATACAAAAGTATCTTGTGATGCAAATGGAAATTATTTTAAACTCAATTTAACTAATTGGGAATATAGTAGAGATTATTACATTGAAATAAAAGTAGATAGAGATGGTGTAATCGAATACTTTGAAGATAAGGATTTAACTTTTACAGTAGAAAAATAAAATGGCATTAGACAATCAATTTAGAATTAACGAACTTATAAGTAGTGGTTCTCGTGCAGTGGTATCTAAAGATACTGCTACAGGTGAGCACACTTTTGTATATAATTCTGACCAGATTGTTTTAGGTAAATCAGAAGGTGGAACTGCTCCTTATACTCACATTCGAGGTGAACGAGATGGAGAACAGACTGGTAGAATAGAAAAACCTAAATATGATGAAGAACAATTAAAGAAAGCGGTAGATGTTGAAGTAGATGAGTTAATTGGTGCACCACGAGCTCCTCAACCTGATGTTGTTCCAAGACCTGTATATGAAGATTTAAGAAAATTATACGAACAAGCACTTGCTGATTTAGCTCAAGCAAATATAAGAATATCTCAATTAGAATCACAAGTACAAACATTAACTTCGGAAATAGAAGCGTTGTTGGTTGAAAATGATTCGTTAAAAATACAAAGAGCCGCTGCTGAAAATGAAGCACAAGTAGCTACTCAACGATATGGTGATTTATTGAAAGATTTTTCTAATGCCATTATAAAGGGTACTCGTGATGGAATTGAAAGAGTATCGTTAAAGGCACAAGTAGAAGGATTACAGGCACAGAAAGAAACACTACGAGAACAATTAAAATCACTTAACTTGATTATTTCTCAGTTAGAACAAAGAATCGAAGAACAAGAAGAAAGACAGGCATCTGAATCTGCATTAGATGGACAACCAGGTTCATTTGATGAAATTGGAGAAACAGGATATAAAATACCACAAGGTGAGTTTACTAAACAAGATAAACAACTTTATATTGAAACTGAAAATGATGATAGAATCGTTGTATTACAAGGAACTGGTTTAAATTTATATAACTTTAGTAAAGATAGCTCAACAACATTTAACATATCAGTAGATGGTAAGGCTAAAGATTTCTTAGAAGCACCATCAAGTATAACTTTACCTGCAAGAGAAGGTACTACACCAGGTGTTGGACATATAACATTTAAATGGAAACCACTCGGAAGAACAGCACCGAGAAAATCAACCACATCTGGTAATCTTAAAATAACAGCAAGTAGTGGAGAATCATTCTCAGTTAAAGTGGATTACAAGAAAGAAGTTCGTAGAAAAGACAGATGGAGTGCACGAGGAAGTGCAAGAGCCGTAGTAGGAAGTGAATTATAATGGCAATAGTAGATTTTAAAAAAGTAGAAAATAACAAAGGATACTTTGTTGATGAAAAAGATAGAAAAATCTTTGAGAGAGAAATCTCTAAAGGTTACTTTGGCATGAACATAGGTGATATTATTGAATTTGTTATTTATGATTCAAATGATAATCAACTTCCACAAGAATCGGCAGAAGGTTCCCTTGTTCGATATATTGAATATAATGATAATACTGAAAAGAAATATTTTGGTAAATCACAAAAAAATAAAATTACTTTAAAATCAAACGATTCTGATGAATTTTTCATCGATACAGAAAAATTAATTAGAGAAGCTGGATATTCACAAGGAATCTTCAAAACACAGATTTCATTAGTAAACAGAAGATTGGGTTCGGAAACAAGAACAAATGATAAAGTTTGGATTCATGAAATATCTCCATCACGAACGGAAGTAAGATTATTACCTACTATTGATGATAAGACAGGTAGACCAAACTCTGATTTAGAACAAAGATATAGAGCGTTTGTGGAATGTGAAATATTTGCAGCTGATGTAAATCCATTTATTGATGAATTCATAAATCAATTTGATGTAGAAGCTGCATTAAAAGCTTTACTTGGTATGAAGGGTAAAGTTGCAAATGGAAAACAATACATTAGATTGATATGTGATGAATTTAAAATAAATGATTTTGATAAGTTCTTAACAGATGTAAAGACTAAATTTGTAGAAGCTGCAAATCATTACAAAAATCACAGAGAATATAATATCTTATCCATAAATTATGGAAAACCCAATGGAAGTGGGGCTAAAGTAACATATAGAGAAAATGAAATATATGATACTATTTGTAATATAGTAGGAAATGTTATTGAGTACTATTTACCAAAACGAGATTTAAAAGAAGAAAGTGTATTAACTTTTGAACAACAAAAAACTTTAGATAAAGTTGACCAACTTCTTAAAACCGTTAAAAGTAACGAAAGGTTTAAATCTTCTATACCTGAATCAGTTGAAAAGCCAGTTGTTGGATGTATGGACCCTAAGGCATTAAATTACAATCCAAACGCAGATATAAACGATAAATCATTGTGTGTTTATCCAGAACCAAAACCAAAAGACCCACCTGCACCAAGAGATAGTAGACCAAAAGTGGAACCAAAGGAAATTGTAACTCCACCACCTCCACCACCACCTCCTATCATTACTACAAGGGAAAAACCGGATGGAACTATAACAAATACATTTACAGACCCAAGGGATATTGTTGTAAGAGGAATTGGATTTGATGATGAATTACCAATGATTAACATAGGTGGTAAGGCTGTGGTAGAAAAAACACCTTTAACAGAAAGATTGACAAATCCTTCAAATTATTTAGTTGGTGGAATTGATGGTAGAGGCGGAACGGGTGATTTATCAATCGTACCAGGAAGTTTACCAGGTCAAAATCCATATGTAACAACGGGATTAGATGAAGAATTTCCTGACCCAAGTAATCAAATGAGTAAAGGAAATTATTCTGCCGCAGAACAAATGGCGGCAAGAGATAGATATTTATCTAAAGTAAAAACTAAACAATCTAATCAGATTGAAGAAGCACAAGATAAATTAGATAAAATAGGTACAATAACAAAATCAGGAAGGGTTAGAAGAGATGGCTAAACCATTTAGAAGAGGATTGTATCCAGGTGAAATATTTACCTATCCTGATGGTTCTCGTTGGGAATGGAAAACTATATATAGACCAGATGGTAGTATAGGAAAACAAAATTGGAACCAACTTAATGGACCAACGAGCAACAAAGAACTAAGTTCTGATTTCTTAAAACCGAAAGAAGGATTTGGTAATGTAATTGGTATTGGTACTGATGATGTACTATTTCAAACAGATGGAAAAGGAAATGTAATAGGTGCAAGTGGATTTGGACTTGATGCAAACGATATAAATACAAAACCTCTTGAAGAGATAATGCAAGTTGAAGAGGGTGTATTGGAAGATTTCAATGATGATGGAGGATTTAGTACACCTGGTGGATTTATATATCCTCCTACCAAATGGAGTATTCCTATTCCAATGAAAATTCACTTAAATGTTTTAGTTGATAAAGCATTTGGACCTCATACATTATTTGTTAATGGTCAAGTATCATCAGATACTTCGTTCACCTACACCGATAACGAATTAAGTGATGGTGTTACATTTACGGTAAAATATGGAGGTGGATGGTCTCGTATTCAATATTATATTGTACAAAAAGGAAAAAGACTTGTTGAATTATATTCTACCGAATATGATGAAAGTGGAGTATCTGGTGGAAGAAAACGAGTAGTAAGTTTTTTAAAAGATACTATATACTCTTTAGTGTTTAAGGGAATGTATTCTGAATACAAAGAACCATCAGACCCAATTGAACTACCATTACCAGAGGACCCAATACCACCTATCATTCAAGATACACCAACCATATCTGTTTCTCCAAAAACATTTACATATAATTTAAATGAACGTAGGGGTCATAAGATACAATGGAGAACAAACTTTGCAGATAAAGTTGTTTATTCATTAGGTAAAGTAAAAAAAGATTTACCAGCAAGTGGTGAATTAGTACTTACTGCACAAGATTTTCCAAATGGAGTAGGACAATATACAATTTATCTACAACCAGAATCTAAATTAGCTGGAAGTGGAACTTATGAAACTATTGTTGTAAATGTTTTATCAAAGGTTGGATTTCCTGGTCCTGATATAACTCATATTGATTATCCAGAAAATATCATCGGAGCTGATTTTAAGGGATATGATGTTGATTTTGGAATTAATTGGTCCTCTATTAATACAAATTGGGTTGATGTATGGGTAGGTAAAGTATCAAGTAGAACTCAAATTGCAAAAAAATTACCAGCACAAGGTGGTTTAACTTTAAAAGTAAGTAATGTACTTAAAACCGCTGGATTTAATATTGAATCAGACCCTGATTTTGTTGATTTTAAATTATTACTTGCACCTTCAAATAGTGAAGGAGATACTATTGCAAGAGGAAAAGTTGAAGAAATAAAAATAAGATTTGATAAAAGTAATTTAAAATTAAGAAGAAATAAAGTAATTGGTGATATCAAAGAATCAATTTGTGGTCTTTTTGATAAATCTATTTTAAAACAAGATAATTCTAAATACTTAACTCACTTACTTCATTTTGGAAATGGAAAAAACAAATTAATATCTACATGGGATATTGATACAGAAACCTTTTCAGAATATACAATAGTAAATGAAGCTACTGGTGAGGAAAGAAAAACTAAAGAAGAAAAATCTCTTGTATTAAAGTTATACGAACCTCTTGGTGGAGAAATACAACCAAACCAACAAGTTTGGATTTCTAAAGTTCAATCAATTCCTTTGATTGAAACTATGACAATTATCAATGAAGGTGATGATGAGTGTATCGTTTTAAAACCTAATTTTAATGAAGAATATGTTGATGATTTAGGACTACAAATATACGATGATATTATATCAAGTGGTTCTGCAACTTCTACTGAAATAATAAACCAATATGTTAGTGGTAGTGGATTTGATTTATCTTCATTAGATATTCAATTTGTAAGTTCTTCTTATTCTATTGTAGATAATGGAACAGGTCAAATCAAACAAAAAAGTGGAGAATCTATTTGGTATTCTAACTTTGTAAAATATTCATCTGCAGAAGAAAGAATTGAAAACTTTTGGTACAAAATAAAATTAATAGAATTTTACAATGAACGATTATCACTTATTACATCTGGTTCTCATTATACAAGTACTGTTGCTTTATCTAATGAAAAAACAAAAATAGATTATAAAATAAATGAAATCAAACAAAACTTTGATTCATTTGAAAAATTCTTATATACATCATCATCTGTAAGTGGAATTACTTATCCTGGTGCTGGTTTAAATGAAGTTTCTGCATCAACCTCAACAGATGGATTAACTTGGTATAGTTCTGCTAAAACAGAAGCATATAACTATGATAAGAATAATGATTCTCGATTGGTAAACAATTTACCAAATCATGTTAAGAATTCGGATGAAGGACAGGAATTTGTATTGTTCTTTGATATGATTTCTCAGCACTTTGATATTCTTTGGGTATATACAAAAACATTAGCAGAAAGAAAAAAATTAGAACACAAGAACTCTGTTGGTATTAAAGATACTTTAATTTATCAAATGTTAGAATCACTTGGTTGGGATGCTGATATTGGATTAAAATCATCTGCTCTTTGGGATTTTGCATTTGGTAAAGATACTGATGGTACTCAAGTAAGAGCTAAAAAAGGTAAAGATAGACAGAATGAAACATGGAGAAGAATCCTTAACAACTTACCTTACTTATTAAAACATAAAGGTACTAAACGAGCAGTTAATGCTTTGATGGCGTGTTATGGTGTTCCTGCATCATTATTAACAATTACTGAATATGGTGGACCACGAGATGTAACACAAAGTGGTACAACCAAGTTCACATATGAAGATAGAACGGCTGCAATCAATATATCAGGTTCGGCGGCAATAACAATACCTTGGAAAACATATACTACTGATTATCCAAACTCAGTAGAGATTAGATTAAACTCAGACCAAAAGAAGAATCAAAAAATACTTAGTGGTGATTCTTGGTCATTAGATGTAATAAAAGATACTGGTTCTCTTGCTAAATTTAAACTTACAGTAGGTTCTGAATCTTCAACTACTTCAACAATGCCTTTCTTCAACGATGAATATACTCAAATCGTTGTAAACAGAGTTACGGGAAGTACAGGAGATACATTCACCTTATATGCAAAAGAAGGATTCCAAGAAAGAATTCGAAATGAAGTATCAACTACATTATCTGCTACAACTAAAGCCTGGACAAGTGGTAGTGAATTAACTATTGGTGGTAGTACACTAACAGGTTCGATTGATGAGTTCCGTTTATGGAGAACTGCATTAAATGAAACAAATATTGAAAACCATACACTATTACCAGATGCAATTGATGGAAATTCACCATCTGCATCAACTGAAGATTTAATTTTTAGATTAGATTTCGAATATCCTAAGAATAGGTTTTCCGATACATCTATCAAGAATGTTTCCATAACAACAACTTATGGAACTTATGCAACTGCAAGTAACTTTGATAATAATACATCGTATCCTTATCAATATACTACATATGATAGAACTGTAACTGCAAATGTACCATCAAGTGGAACTTCGTTTGGTAATAAGTTTAGATTTGAAACTCAATACGAACATGGAAGTTCTACGGCTTTAACTCCAACATCATCTCTTGATTTATCATACAGACAGAGAGTTACAAAAAAATCATTTGATACTGCACCTGTTGATACGAATAAATTAGGATTTTTCTTTTCACCAATAAAAGAAATAAATTTAGATATTTTAAAATCAGTTGGTCCTATTAACATTGATGATTATATTGGAGACCCATCTGATAACTACAATGATGAATATACTGCATTAAAAACATTTAGAGATTATTATTTTGAAAGATTTAATCTTAATTTTAATGAGTATGTACAACTTGTAAGATATATTGATAAATCTTTATTTGACCAATTAGAATCTCTTGTTCCTGCAAGAGCTCAAATGGCAAAGGGATTATTATTAGAACCACATATTCTTGAAAGAAGTAAAACGAGATGGAATAGACCAAGTGGTGAAGAAAATTATCATGAAGTTTCGGTTGATACAACAGATGATATATCTATTACTTCAACTAATTCAAATTACTTGACTGTGATATCTGCATCAGAGGATACAGTTTTATCTGGTCAAAATATTTCTTATGTAGGACACCTAAGTGAAAGTAATGATAGCAGAGTATCTACTGAAATTTTAAATTATAATGGTACTTATCAAAATCAAGATGATTTATCTGTATCTGGTTTAATTACACGAAACCAAAACTCGACTGGTGCTTCTATTGAATTAAATATAGATGCAAAAATAACTGGTTCTTTATTGGATTCTTTTTATCAATCGAATGGATATGAATCTATTGGAATGGATTCTGATGGATTATCACGATTAGGATTTAATTTATATGGTGAAAATTCGTATTCAATTAGAACACGATTTGATGGCAGGGGTAACTTAGTAAAAGATAAAGTACGAGTATTTAGAATAAAAGAATCATATAGTGAAAATGAAATAGTTAATTCTGATTCAAATGATTCAAGTAGAGGAACTGAAAGTGTAAGTGTTACAAAATATAAACAAAAAGTAGTTATACTTTCTCAAAGTGGTTCTGCTCCAAGTGTTAGTGGAAATGTTGTAGAAGTAGAACCTTTAAATGGACATTTCACAACTCATTACAGAAATGTTGGAGATTTAACAACTGGATTAGAAAATTCATACTTTAATGGTTCTAAACAAACAAGTGCAACTACCTTAGATGGTGGTTCACCTGTACAAACATTTACTACTAATCCTAATACATTAAGAGTTTCTGATAGTGGAAGAGGTAGTGGAGAACCGATTTTAGAAGTAGATTAGTAAAATAAAATAATTAAAAATAAAGATTGTTATATTTATATATTGAATAACAAGAGGAATAAATTATGGCTTATTTAGATAATTCAACAATAACAGTAGATGCTATTCTTACCAAAAAGGGTAGAGAAAAACTTGCATCTGGTCAAGGATTAAATATTACACAGTTTGCATTAGGTGATGATGAAGTGGATTACACATTGTATGAACCGGCACACCCAAAGGGAAGTGCTTACTACGATTCTGCAATTCGTGCAATTCCAATCACAGAAGCTTCACCAGATGAAACTCAAGTATTAAAGTATAAATTGGTAACTTTACCAAAAGGAACAACTAAGATTCCACAAGTAGAATTTGGTGTTCCAAATATTGCAGTTACTCAAAATTCGGGTCAAGTATCCTTATCACCAACTACTTCACCAAGTGGAAATACACAAAGTGGATATACTCTTGTACTTGCTAATAAAAACGCAGGTTCTATTGTTGGACAAGGAGCAGGAGCTGGAACAGGAACAATTCCGGTATTCTTAGGAGATGAAATTACAACAACGGCAGCCGTAGAAAGTGGATTAACTTTCACATTTATTCCTAACCCAAATATTAGAACAACTATTAGAACAACATTGACTGTATATGGTAATGAAACGGGTGGTTCACAAACTATTCCTGTTACAGTAACTTATGTACAACCAACATAATAACGGAGATTTATAAAAGATGGCACAGATAACAGGACAAGCAGGAGTTGATTTATCTACGGACTTAGCGAATTATTTATCCGCTAACCAAGGTAATCTTACTTCTGAACAATTAACTCGAATCATTAACCAATATCTTACTGGTGGTGATAAACTTGGTGCACAAGGTGGTGCAATTACCCAAGGAATCTATAAAAGATTCGGTGAGTTTGACCAAGTAACAGGTAAGGTAGAAGTGGTAACCACAGGATTATGGAGTGGTGATACTGGAAGTTTAACTTCTTTTTACACTTCATCTACTCAAGTTGCAGCGGCAAGTGGAGATTATTACTACAATGTTTATAATACTGCAAACACTTCATCGGTACAATTCTCAGTAGCTTATGGACATAGATTAGGAAGTGGTTCAGTTTCATTAGCAAACAATGATTCATCTACTTTAGCAACTAAAGCAACTTATGCACAATATAAATCAATTCTATTAGACCAAGATGATACTCAATTCTTATTCGCAACTTCTTCAGGTACATCACATGCTTCAGATGCCATCTATGTGATTAACTTGGCAAGAGCAAGATACAAAGAGAAAATGGATGCAGGAAACTGGTCATTAAAACTTTCTGGTTCTAATGGAATCTCAACACTTATTGATGATAGTGGAAAGAAATTCTCAGATACAGTTGGAAAAGCTGGTAGAGTATTCGATGTTGTATCTGGTTCACTTAACCTTGGTTCACAGAATGATGCAACAGTTGCACAAAGATATAATAGTGGTAGTGGAGCAATTGTAGCAGGACAAGGATATGGTAAGTTTTATCCTGATTTAGGAATTATCGTTCTAAACCCAGAAGCAGTTTCTGCAACAGTAGGTACTGTACATGGTGCTAACTTAACGGGTTCACTTTCAGTAACAGCGGAACAACAAAATCACCAATATCTATATGATTCAATTGTTCTTGGTTCTGATTTTGAAGCAAGAAGAACAGAAAATGTTTCTACATCACATTATTTCGTAAGAGCAACAAACAGAGAATTTAACTTCTCGAATAACCCAACATATGTAACAGGTACAGATGGTACATTCTCAGAATCTACTTTTGAAACTGACCCTAAGACATTTATTACAACTGTTGGTTTATATAACGATTCAAGTGAATTAATCGCAGTAGCTAAAACCTCACAACCAATCGCTAAATCATTTGATAAAGAAGTATTAATCAAAGTAAAACTTGATTTCTAAAAATTATTAAACCTCTAAACAACCCTCACCACTTAGGTGGGGGTTTTTTATTTCCATATATTTATATAGAGGAATTATCTTATGTTAAAAAATATACCAAAATCAAATATAACTCGTAGGAGTTTTAAGGTCTATAAAAGATTTACTGCAGACCAAACAGATTATCCTGTAATAAAGGCATATTCTGAAAGCGGTATATTTGATTCAGATACATTTACAAAAGATGAAGGTGTTTATGTTCACCTCATTTACAAATCCATCGAAAAAAAATATTATACCGATAATGGATTATTAAATAATTATGGAAGTTTAAGTAATCCTGCAAACTTTTCGGTTGATAGAGAATTTGGTAGTACTATATATGTTATAAAAATAGACCAATCTAAATTTGGTGAAAGAATTAAACCAGGAAGTTTAAGAATCACCGATACTGATACATCTAATTTATATCTAGATAATTCACAAGGTACTATTATTGGTTCAAGTCCAATATACGATATTGTATCTATGGATATTGAAAACTCTGAATTAATAATATCATCTGATTCTGTTAATTATACATTAACAATAACTTCTATTGATTTACAAAGTGGTGCAGCGATTTTAACATATCAAAGTAATACTGAAACAGAATATATTGCAACTATTGATTTAGAA